GTCAATGACGGGCCGAGAAACTTCGGGACCGGGACCTAACATGGTCCGAACGGGGGGCATAACTAGATCGGGACGAATAGGTCCCAGATTCCCCGGAATTGGTTGACTCCAGCTAACTGTGGGGTGGACCCAAGGCATAGCGATCGAGGTTCCAGAAGGACCCTGCCCCACTTCTGCTACCCGCTGTTTAATCCACCCATTGACCCTACGTTTCAGGGCCTCATCGAACTCTCCAATCCACGGACTCTGCCAATCGCCACTCGGCAAACCTAGCGGGGTAGGACCAGAACTCAAACCCCTCGGTGACGGTGGAGGCTGTGGGGGCGGAGACGATGGCTGTGGGAGTATGGGGGGTGGGGGCGGTGATCCACTTCCCCCAAAACTCGATCCACTAGATCCAGTCGATCCGCCAGATCTAGCAGCTACAGCCTCAAGTACACGACCAGCGCCAGCACTAGCAGCCGACAACTGCGCCACAGACGCCCGAGCCGACGACATTGCCGCCGTAAGCGATGTCATCATCACCCGGAACGGGGTCATCTCTGCACTCAACTGTGCCGCAATAGCAGCCCCAGAAACCTGAGATGGTTGACGAACCTTGTTTAGTTCAGCAACCACAGACGCCATAGCTGTCTGAACAGGTGTCGTGTCGAGGACCCGAGTTGTCGGTTGAGGAAGAGCCCTCGGAGCCACATGAGAAACCGGGGCCGGGGCAGCAACCTGAACCGGCGCTACAGCCCGAGTCGCCAACTGGCGCAACGTGTTTGCATACGCGGTCTGTGCAGTAGCCAACTCCCGTGCAGCACGATCATTAGCAAAACTAGCTACAGGGGTAGGACGAGTAACCTGAACCGGCCTAGGAGGCGCTACAGGGGCCGCTACGGGACGCGGAGTAGAAGATGTAGTAACTACAGGGGGAGGGGCAGAAACAGCCACAGGGGTCGTTCTAGGCCCCTCTGAGAAGATTACAGTACGATTAGTGTTAGACCGGGTAAGTTGAACAAGAATCTCAAGGTTCTTGTTGATAGAAGTCAACTCACGGGTATAGTCAGGAACAGCAGACAGCTGACCTGCCGCCTGCTGAGGTAAAGCCCCCCGATTAGTTGTAGACGCAGACAACGCAGCCGAAGTAGTTGCCGCCGCAGACGCTACAGCAGACTGAGCAGAACTAGCCAGAATACGACGAAGTTCCTGCTCGAACTGACGGGTCGAAGCAATGGCTGCTGAATAGTCGACGCCAACTCTAATTAGAACGTCTTCACCAGCCATAACCCCTCACAATCCGTACCCCTAGCGGTCTACGTAAGTAACGACCCCTTAATCAAAGAATCTAGACGCATAAGCGTTCTCACTGAATACTGAATCCTCCCCGTCATTTTCGAACTCTTCAGAAGAATCTGCGCCAGAACCATACTTCTTATCTCTAGCAGATTTCACTAGTTCGAAATGGGTTTCGATTTCCCAATCGAGATGCCATTTCCAACGCTCAGGCATCTCATCGTCCATCAGGTTTTCCTGCCACCCCAACACACGATTAGCGTGATCAATCGCAGAAAACAGATCAGCGGGAATATCGGTGAAATCGAAACCCATCAACGGGCAGCCACCAGCTTTCGCTACTGCGACTCCTCGGAGGAACTGGGGGTCTCCTGCGAGTCTTTTCCCTCCATGACCTCAACAGTCAACTGGGTAAACTCGGTCAGAAGACGCTCAAACACCTCATCTTGGATCTCATCAACCTCGGAACGATCCTCGAAGAACCGAACACGGTGATCCTCAGGGGTGCGGGTAGCATAGAAGACCTGCTGACGACGAAACTCGTTCATCCAAGCAAAATCGGCTTCAGTTTCGATAAGTCGATCAATCGTCTTTTCCTGAAGTTCCACGAGCGGCGTATCCTCGTACTGAGACTTGAGAGAATCCTTCTCGTCAGCAACCGCTTCCTGAACCTCGTCAGCAAACTTCTTCAACTCACCGTAAACCTGAGCGGCTTCCTTATCCTCTTCATCGCGGTAGTACCGCTCCTTCATCTCCTTGACCCACAGATCCTGAAGACCCTTCAGATAGTCATCCTTGGACCAAGGCTCCTCGGCCCCAAGACGAGACTCTGCTGAAAGCTCAGCCTCGTACATCTTGGCTGAAATCAGGAACTCAACGAGAGTGTCACGATTCTCGCCGTCCATCTCAGCTAGCTGATCTCGGAACCGCAGACGGGTAGCGTCATCTTCAGGAAGGCGCTTGAAAAGCAGCACACGGGCACGCTCAGAAGCCGCAGCATCGACAGCGTTACGCTGCTCGATAGGTGAAATCTTGGAAATCCAAACTGCAACAGGTTCCTCACCAGAACCGTCATCAAAGATGATTTCCTTACCAACAACGTACAGGTCGCTCAGCTTACGACGCTTGGGTGTACGAACATTTGCCATAGTAATCTCCTAAATCCCGAATGAATCTGCACTACAGTAACAGACTCGCCTAACCCTAAATCCCATAACCCCAACTCTTGCAACTACCTAAGAGGTCAAACGAGTGTTGGCCTCTTAGGTAGTTGGCGGAACGAACCGAAATCCGTTCCGCCAACCATTACCCACACTCAACTATCAGTTAGCCCCACCGGGACCATTGCCGTTGAAGACCTTCATCACGCCGGTATCAGAGGTGAAGCTGAAGGTATTCTCCAGCTTGCTCTGAACTCGACCCTGAAGACCGGGCACCTGGAACCGTGCGTCAGGCACATAGATGGTCTTGAGTCGAGCACCAGTGTCAGGATGGTTGATCCGAACCTCGATCGGTACCGGGGTGGTCAGTTCAGGTCCGATGACCTCACTTGAAGGCACGCCAGTGATCTGTGACAGCTTATAGAACAAGTCAGCAGGATCGAACGGCTTGATCCCGATCTGCCCTGTCACCTCGGGAACGTCATAGTCAGAAACGACGTAGTGCTTGTTACCGAACTCTTCGTCGTTCTCCAACTGCACTGACCAATCCACCTGAGCGGACTGGACTGAGTTCAGGCGGCTCCATACCGGGGTCGCAGCAGCAGTACCGATGTAGACATCGATGTCCTTAGGGCGAACCGCAGCAGGTTTGACCGATACGTTCTGGTGAACGGGATGAGAGTTAGGGTTATTACCCAACTGGGTGTACGAACCCATAGTGGCCGAGCTTGACCACACGATACGAACAGTGTCGTAATCTGCTGTGTGGTTCTGAGCAATTGTCACCTGAGTGGCAGTGTTGCTGTAGCCCGTGGTTCCGCCAGCATCATGGAATAGACGCTTGTAGGCTCCAGTAGTTGAATCCACCAAGGTTACGCAAAGGGCATAAACGGTGTCTGCGCCCTCGGTGTAAACATCAGCGGTCATTCCGAACGCATAGGTGCTGCCAGCACCCGCTAGGGTGAACTCTTTGTAGTAGGGCTGACCCTGGGTGTAATAAATCGAGTCACCCTTGAGTGAGAACTCCTGGGAAGCGTTCTGACGAAGCCCGTAGGTGTAGCTGGCCCGCTCTAGGGTCAGATAAGGAACAGCAACGCCCTTAACGATGTCGAACGCACCACGCCGGGACTTGAACGGTGAAATCACGTCAATTGGGACGTGGTTCACGAAATCAAGTTCCTGATTGGCGGTCAAAGTCGTCGGGTTCTTGCCCAGAAGTAGCGCCTCGAACTCGCAGGAAACATCGAAGCTCTGAAGCGAGAAGCTGAGGTCAGGGATGTCCCGAACAGTCGCCAGAGTTTCGAAGTTACCAAGCTCGTAGACCTTCTCTTCAGGAATGTTAAGAGACCCTGGGCCTGCTGTCTGAATGCGGTCTACAACGTAACCATTTACGTCATGTAGGATCTGCGATCCACGAATACTCATGAAATCCTCCTAATAGTCAGATGGGTTTTCATATTTCCAACTACCCGGAGGCAGTGTGTAGAATCCTATACACCGCTCATTATCGGTGTATCCTACCAATACAACGGACGCCACACACAATAATCAACTAGTTTAGTTACCGCATCCTACGCTTAGATTCCCTGAACCACGTGTTAGCAACCTCGGTAACTTCTTTCCCGTAGTTCTCATTGATATACCTAGCGCCAGCCTCAAGGAATCGTCCACCACGAATACCTGAAGCCATCTGACGACGCCCGAACACCGAAGGCTTTGGATCGTTCTTGGTTACCCGCTTCAAAGAAGCCCCACCCTTACCCAGAACGTAAAGGGCACTCGTACCATGCGCCCCCCGAGGAACCCCACGAACCCTGCCTGATGACCCCATGAAATCAGAAGAAAACACGGCACCCTTCGGAATGAAGAAAGCCTCAGAAGGGGGATAATCGCTAAGATCCACGCGCTTGGAAATGGCCTTACCGAAAAACCTCATCGACCCAACACCAGGGGAACGCCCAGCCTTTGACTTGTTAGTCCCATCCGCACCGAAGTTGAGCCGATACCACTGTTTAGCTTGAGAATCCAAGAAGCTGATGTTACCGAAATAAATCCCGTCTTTATCTGAATCCTGGAATCTGGGACTGGATAGAGCGTTTCGCATTCTGTTGCCAGAGAACCGTCGCCACTTCCCAGTGTCGTTCCCACGATAGGATTCCTGCTTACCGATCGGGGACGCCTGATACGCCTCCACAACAGCGTTCTGCGCCCCGGCAGCAACACGCTTGTTGACATCAGCCATCAACTCTCGACGGGTAGCTGACTGCTGCCAATGAGTAGAGAACTTATGGAACGCCTCAGAAACCTGAGAGTTTACTTCTCTCAGAACAGCTTTGATGATGTCATCGGTAATAAATACAAACTCATCACCAGCCATGACATCCCCCGAACCTAATCTGAATCGTCCTCATCTGTGAGCGCCACGTAAATCTCATCCAATTTACGCATGAACTCTTCATTATAGACGGACTCAGAACCGATCAAGTCAAACGCTAGATCTGTTACCTCATTGATCTGGTCAAGAATTAGTTTCCTGAACGCAACAGCAACGGAGTCATCTAGCTCAGGATCAACATGTTGTTCTTTGTAAGACAAAATGATCGCCAGGGCTCTATCTCGCCTCTTACCTAAAAAAGCCTTATCGTCCACTAGATTCTCCTGTACCGCTCGTATTCAGAAACACCCTTATCCCAGTCGGAGTAGAATCCCTCACCCCAAAGAGTATCAAGTTGTTCAAAGTAGGCTTGATACAACATCTTTATCCTGTCCGTCGAAAAGTTATTTCGAGAATCCTCAGCAATCCTAGCATTATCTAACTGACTTAGGTTCTGAGCAGCCCAGACAGCCTCACCAATAGTACGGAACCTGTACCCATCAATACCGTGTCGAATATTCTCACTGAAAGCCCCGAAATCAGTAGCGATCACAGGGGTCCCACATAGCAGAGACTCAACACTGACCCCACCGAACGGCTCCAGATACGTTGTGGGCATAAACGTAGCCTTAGCATGGCTAAGTAGTTCGGCCCGCTGCCTAAAATCAGCAAACCCGAAATGTTCAATATGATCCCCCTGAATCATTACGTCCTCACCAAGCAGCATGTCGTCTTGAACTTGAACGCCCTGACCGGCAACAACCAGCTTCGCCCCGATCCGCTTGGTTACTTCTGCCGCAATAGAGACGCCCTTGCGGTTGATGAACCGCCCCAAAAACAAGAAGTAATCATCCTTCTCTAGATTGACTGGAAAGTTATCGACCTCGAAGTAGTTGGGAATAACTGTGTCGTAGAACTTCCCATTGTCATCGTGAACATCACCGTAGCAGTAATGCATGTGACTGTAAGACTCAAAGACCTTGTAGGACGAGAAAACTCCCGTATACCCGATCCCGAACTCTACAGTCATATGGTTAGGAAAAGCTTGAGCGATCTGCTCGTGACAACGGCCAGCGATAACACAGATGAAGTCTCGGGGTTGAATCCGATCCTTCAGAATCTCAATGACAGCGTTGTTACCCTCTACCCAATGAGCGTCAGTAGGGTCCCATGTGATGGGAAAGAAGTTCTTGTGCCAGTCCACTTGAGGGAACCATTCCCGACGCTTCTCATCGGTGAACACCGGAAAGTGTTCGTCGCAATCAGCTTCGTTTCGTTCCCCAGAGAACAAATACACTTTGTGCCCTAGAGACTTCATCATATTACAGAACTTGCGGCACTTACTCTGATAGGCGTCCGCCTCAAACTCCAACGTCGTATCCGTATGAGGCAGGGCAACTACCCAAAACGTTTTCTGATCCATAGACACCCCAAAGATAGAATTGGGACTAGTTTAGTCTAGGTCAGACTGGAACGAGAACACTAACTCGCACATGACGCTGTACCAGAATTGCTGATGCTTCTTCAGATACGCTCGACCACGCTCAACAGCAACACTTTCAATCTGGCACACCAGCAACTCGGTAGGGGTCGCCAAAGAAAGATCCATCACAGTCACAGTAGGTGACCCTCGCCCAATGCTGTTCATTCGACCCTCAAGGATGTCCTTGATATCCCCAGAAAGATGACGACCAATAGCTTTGGATTCAGCATAGATGTCGATGTAGAACAACAAACGATGCTCAGCCAAAACCGAACCCAGTTCAACGTCACTAGTCGTAATCTCTTCATCTGAGATCGCAATGGTATTGAGTTGGATAGCCTCATTATCCTCTACTGGTTCGGGAATGAGATGCACGGGAAGATGTTTCCGGGCAGGATTGAACCAGCCGAGATCTTCCAAAGAATCATGAATCATGTTGTAGAAATTGTCGCCAATCAGGCGATACAGCTTACCACCAGAATACATGATTACGCCTCATCCAAAGAGGTACAGTGAACTGCATACACAGAGACAGAGAAAAGCCCAATCACAGGCTCCCAAAAATCTATATTGTAAAGAGAGTCCCCAAACCGTACTAAATCCGCATCAGACACGTCTTCATAATACGTGTCAAGGATAGTGATCGTTAGCTTCTGGTGATTGAACTCCCCCATTGCAGTTCCGTCCATCAGCGATCCACGAGTAGATATCTGAACGGCGCAAGGAACAATCATCTCAGGCGGAGCCACAGTAGAAGTAGGGGTAGCTGTGAAATCGTACGGGTCACCAGCAGGGTCATGAATCGGATACGTACGGTCCACAGTCCACATGAACGTAGCCTGCTCAGCCACTTCCTCAGGCATACCCATCAGCATCGTTTGGGTAATGGCGTTCCTGAATTCGGTGGCATTGAATCCCGCCCCGAACGTGGGGTCAGTAGGTGTAGCCATCAGACCACCCAGTCGGTCGCATCGATCCGAATGGCGTAATCACGAGATCGGACAGCATCGATGTAGTAGGTGCTCAAATTAGAGGTAGAAGCCAGAGTGTCCAGAATTCTGTCCCTTTGGTTCATAAACTGGTCAAGGAGCGCCTTTAGCACCTGCGCTGACTGTTGAGTCTCGTACTCGACGGGACCAGCCTTAGCTCGGAACACCGTCTTCATCTGAAGCAGCTGGTTACGAACCACGTCCATGCAGGCGTACAGAACGATCAGGTACTGCAACTGACTAGACAGAGTGGCTGTCCCATCGGTTTCTGTAATGGTTCCGTCCTCGTCCATCTCATAGCCAGAGATGACCTGATCCAGCACAGCCAACCAGAACGCATTTTTAAGCTTAGCTAACCACTCATCATCGGTAGCTGCACTGTAGGGGGAGGTGGTCCCTGGAACCGAAAGTGCCGCCTCCAGACTCGGAATCAAGTCGGTCAAATAAACAGCGGCCATCAGTACCTCCAGAGAACATCTCCCCCTAAATAACGACCCGAAATCAGCCTGGGGTTACGGCCGTTTCCTTGAATAGCTGCTTCCCAACCTTAGAGGGGCGCAATTCCTCTAGACGGGCCTGAGCGGCCTTTACTTGAGCCAAAGTTGCCTTATTGGACTCATCCTCAGATAGGGTCACAATCCGGTCCATTGCTGCCGGGTTCTGAATCTCAGCCAGACGCTTCTTGAAAGCTGCCGCCGACAACTTGAACAAATCAACCATATCAGATTCTGACAGGTTGTTAGGATTGTTGGCGTGCTCCGCGTAATCTTCTGCTGAATCGATCAGTCGCACAGGAATCAGACTCCCATTCTTGAAAACGTCCACATCTGGGGCATATGCTCGATCTGAATTCAATAGACGCTCATCTACTGAAACCTGAATCTTCTGGCCCGGACGGACAAGTTCTGACCGAGTCTCCCCACGGGGATCATTGGTCAGAATCCACACTTGCGACAGAGTCGCATTTTCCCAAGTTTCCTTCTCTGGCATGACACACACTCCTACGTCTTAGTAGATATAACGGAATGATATCACGGAGAGGGGTTCCTGTTTACATGCAGAAGCCCCGGTGACGGGGCTCCCACATGACCTGCACGAATGGTCCCGAGGGTAGAGGTGTGTCTCAACCTGACCCTACAAGGCATCTAACGGCAACACTTTACCACTTTCGGTATAGTTCGGGACGGAACGTCTTTACCTAGCAGACCTGCCGGCGGAGTTTATCAAGACCCTTCCAGAACTCGTTTAGTCAAAATTTTGCACAGCTCCTGAAAACTTTTGACTCCTAGGAACATGATTCTGAGGGTCTGGTCTCCAGGAGACTGTCCACAGGGACTCCCTAACGCCGTTTACTGAACTGTCAGGGCAGGATGTAGCGGGCCTTGCCCGCGTCGTAGATTCTCTCTAGCCCATTCAACTCAGCTAACTGCGTCTCAGTAAGCCCTTCTTCAAATAGAAGATCCGGGTCTGAACGAAATCGCTGGATGCGATAGTTGAACTTATGGACCCTCTGTCCACTGACGACATACTTGTAATCTGGCCGAAGAACCTTATCCAGGATGAACCCTGCCTGTTCGTAGACGGCCCCGTTCGAAACTGTTAGGTCAGCAAAAGTCTTAATAGAGCCGGGGTGCCTGCGCCTAAAGGCTCTCAGAAGCTTATTGAATCCACCCGGAACTCTAGCAGACGTTGCGTAACGGACCAACTCCCAGTCAACATCATTGGATGCCCGAAACGTAATAACAGCCACAAGATCACCGTCCCTAGTGGCTAGTCCCAGCCTTATCCCTGCATTCGCATAACCCTGAATATGGTAGGTATCTAGAAATTTACGAGCAACACTAGAGGATAAGTCTACGATATTGCACTTAGAGGCCCCAATGATGGGAAGGGTGGACTTCCCTAATTTATGTGCCAGCATTGACATGATGATCTCTGGCGAATCTCTCCAGTCGTCCTCCCAAACCTGGATAAGCTGAATTCCCGCAGATTTACACTTTTCATACTTAATGCGATGATAATATTGCCCAACACGCCTCTCTGAATGCCAATAGATCCCATTGAATTCGATGGCAAGACCCCTCTCTGGAACCAAGATGTCTAATTCCATAGGGGAAATAATGGATCGGACATTCCTCTGAACCTCCAGCCCTAAGTCACTTACGTAAGCCGCCAGACGGCCCTCAGCATGGGAGTATGGCTGACTAATCGGGGTTGTAAGGGCTGTCTCAATATCCCACCCTGACTGACTCACCCTGGAATGCAGGGTCGATTTGCTGACTACGCATCGAGAATCACGACTCCATTCGACGTAAGTCTTGCATTCCCCAAACGCCTCCTGAAGGACAGGCTTCTGCGCAGGTACCAAAAGCGCCTCTTCTAAAGAAGTTCCACTTTTTAAGTGGGTACGAACCGTATGACCAGTACCAACACACCGCTCATCTCTCAACCAATCAGACAAAGTTTTATGCTCACCAAACGCTTCTAATAGATTATACTCCCTTGGCGGCAACAAGAGGGCATCCTCAATAGACCAACCTTGGCGCAACCTAACCCAAAAGAGTCGTTCACTAACGTCAGACTGATAGAGTAACCTCCATTCCTTAGCGGTCTTTCCTTCCACCATTTTATTCTGATGGTGTCCTTGTGTAGTAGCCTTAGCGGGCTTGAGATTGAATCTCCTAAAGGCTCGTGCAGCGGCATTACCTGAACATCCGACATCTTTCATTACCTGTCTGATAGTCTTATTAGCTATCCACCGAGGATCATTCAATTCATCGAATTTATGGCTCCTGCGGCGCTTGATTGATTTGGTCGAACTTCCGCGTCCGGTATAAAGTGGCGCAGTAATAGCGTCCTCAAACGAACTCCACTTATCTGGATTGTTGTACACGCGCCCTTTGAGGGTCGAAAACGGAACAACACACCTCGGATCATCGACCCACTCATAGATAGACTTCGTTTCCCCAAACGCCTCATAGAGATTCTTCCGCATCGACATCACCGTACCAATCAAATGGATCGTCTGTTACACTAACGAGCGGAGGCCGTTGCCCTACCGCAACGCGAAAGGGGAGCCGCCGATGCGGCTCCCCTTTCGTTGTGTCGGGATGCGACTCAACCAGTTATCACGGCGTGATGCTGGTATCCACGATGCGAGCCACACGGTCCGGGCGGGCACAGACCATACCGGCCTCTCGACGTGCCCGGAAATGCCAATAGTCAAGCTCTTGCTCGACCCAGTCGGCAGAACGCAGACCGCCCCAGAACACCGACTTGGACGCATCAGGCGCAACAACAAACAGCTCATTCGCAGGGAAGTAGCTAACGTCGTTATCGTCCTTGTAGTTCGTCAAGGTGACGATGTTGGCACCAAGGTAGGTGCCGAGAACGCCACGGCGAACCATGTCCTCGTTGGTGGCAGGAAGGAACCCTGCACCGTTGTAGCTGGACCCCATCAGATCGTACATGATCTGATCAGTCATGGGGGCACGACCAACGATCGTAACCTCACGACCCTTAGAGGCGTCCCGAACCGCAGCCAACGCAGAGTTGACGGTGGCGAGAGAAACCCCAGAACCGGAATGGTAGTTGGGACCAGAAGGAACAGCCTGCTGCAACAGGGTGAGGAAACGCTGATTGATCGTAGCGTCCATGCGCTCGATACCAAGCTCGATGAGGGTAGCAGCAGTCTCACCGAAGTTGGCCTCTAGCTTATCAAGGTTTTCGAAGACATGGAAACCGATGATGTCGGCCTCAATCTCTGCGCTTTCCTTGTGGACACTCGACGCCTCAATGTAACCACCACGAGCAAGCCAGAAAGCCTTCATGCCCCGAACCTCGGACCAAGTGACACGCTGCCCGAAGGGCACGTTCACTACAGTCGAAAGTAGTGACAGAAGGTTCTCATGCTTGAAACCCTCGTAAATGGTGTCAGACATCTCCTGAGCACGGTCATGCAACCACTGCTCGTTGTCGATGTTCTCACGCGCTTCCTCGTTCAGCGCCTGAAGCTTACGCCCGAGAGCTTCGCTCTCTTCGGTTGTGGTATTACCTTGAATAGTGTAACGAGACATTTCAGACACCTCCCTCAGAAGTTCAGACGGGCTTCAATTTCGCCCGTGGTGTTGTTGACGCCAGTAACGACAAGCCATGCCTGAGAAGCAGTAGCGGTTTCAGCCCAGTACCCAGCGGAATCGTTACCAGTGCCGGGGGTCAGGTAGTCACCTACTGCAACAGTGGGGGTAGCCCCACCCACGCCTGCAACCATCTTGCGGGCGGTCGGATAGTTGTCACGGAACAGGAACGAGGTTGCGGTGGTGTTCCGAAGAACGACCTTCACGTCCTCGCCTGAAATCAACTGACACGCCTTACCGACGGGAGCGGTATCAAGGTCAGAGTAGGTGGTTAGAACAGGATCGGTACCTGCAAAGCCGTTCCACGCATACTCAAAGACGATGATTCCACCCTTGCCGGGTAGCGGCGCATTCTGAGCGCCGGTAGCTAGTTCAAGCCCACGGCATCCCAGAGCGTTGGTGGTAGAAGTTGCTACAACGGGAGCACCGATAGGAATAGCAGCGCTGTCATCGTTGAAATAACGACCCTGACGCTGCCCACCCTTCGGAGTAACCCGGAAATCAAAGTTACGACCATATGAGGACATTTCCCCTCCTTTCTAAAATCAGATGTTAAGTTCCCGAACGTCGATACCCCGGTTGCGGGCGCTGAATACAGCGGCCGCAGCAGAAGTGGTCGAACGCTCAGTGCGGACGGTTTCCATAGCGGTTTCGGCAGCAGCCTCACCCTCAACCTCAGTCTCAACCTCGGTAGCGGGAGTAACGCTGGCAACTGCACGGAGATCTTCGAGGGTCGCCTCGAAAGCCTCATCAGAAAGAGCAACCCAACGATCAATGTTGGCGTCGATGTACTCGTCACCAAACGCTGCAACAGCCTTGATCGCATCACGACGCTCAGCCTTGACAGTCTCAAGACGGGCAGCCTCAGCTTCAGCAGCGACAGCGGACTCAAGGTAGCTAATGGTGTCGGCAAGAGTCTTTTCAGCAGCAGCAGCCTTAGCTTCTGCGACATCAAGCTTTGCCTGCACCTCAGCAATAGCAGAATCAACTTCGCTCTGCTCTGACGCAGCAGTCAAAGCATCGAGAGAAGCCTGAATCTCAGCAACCTTTGCGTCAGCAGCAGCCTGAATAGGGGCAACAGCCTCTTGAACAGCGGCGGTAAATTCATCTTCGGTATAGGTCTTCATGTCACCCCCTTCGGGATCAGTCTCTACAGGGACTTCAGTTGAACAGAAGCTACAAGTAGCCTCATCATGGGTAGCGCCATCAGGCATCTCAGCAAGTAGTTTATCATGCTGTTCTTTGAGTGAACCCATAGAAAGACACCTTTCTGACATCTGCGAACTTAACGGCCGAGTATCAAATCATTAAAGACAGAAATAATACGGCAATCAGTAACGTGATTTAGCCATAAAGCCCTGAGCGACCTGAAGAGCAATCAAGCTCGGAGGTTTACGGTTTAACATTTCCTCGGCAGCGACCTCATGTTCCTTAGTGGCATAAAGAATCTCGTCATGAAACGCCTGGAACTGTAAGGTCCACATGACCTTTTCCCATTCATCTGGGGAAAGATGAGGGGACTCTGCTGCGATAGAGGCTAAGACTCGATGCTTCTCGTCATCGGTTGTCATCTTTGAAATCTCATTGATTTCAGCGTTAGTCCACCCAGGGCGATCAGGAGGAATAATCAATCCCGTCCCCAGGAAATGGGGATTATCCAACTGCTTACTAGATCTGTGTTCCTTGATGCAATCACAGTAGGTGTCAGACATTGGCCCCGCATAGTCGAACGTTTGGCCGCAACCACCCTCACCCACGCAAGTAACTGTGTCAGAAACACTCTCCATCGACTGGTACAGCGAACCCTCGCTATAGGCTTTTTCGATGGCTGAAAGTTGCTCTGGGAAATACCACTTCCAGAACGCCCCCACAGTTTCCACAAACGGATTCTGATCAGCGGCAGACTCATCTGTCGGATAGATCATCTCTGACGCAACAACTGTACCGACAATCTCGTTATGCCGATGACCCATGTTCATCGGGGTGTGATCAACCGTCGAATGTTTCGCCTGTAGATCACTGAGAGTCCAATACTGGTTATTACGGTTAGCGTTATCAGCCTCAACATATCGACCCACAATCCACTTGATGAACTTGTTAGTCTTGATGTGCTGAGAAGCCCAATCGGAAGCAACGTCGCGATCATCATCGATAAGTCGAGCAGAACAAGTGAAATGAACGCTATTTCCAGACTCGATGATGATAGACATAGTTATACCTCCACAAATGTAACGGTTCTTCCAAATATGTTCTATTCGGGTTTATCTTCACCACGGGGAGGCCCTGAACGCTGCGATTGCCGATTCATTCCACCACCGTTCTTGTTGCCCCCACCACGACGACCAGCAACCCGTTTGGAGACTGGACGGCCGTCCCGTGGGGGAATCCCATTCTCCCCATCTCCCTGGGGCAACCCGTCGGGTTCTGATCCGGGGTTCGGGTCTGTCGCAGCGTTGTAATGTCCGAAAATGTTGTTGTAGTACTTGTTCTCCCGTTCCATCTTGATTGCCTCATCGGATTCCAGAATGTCCAACTCGGCAAGCATTGTGTCACGAGAGAGATCCCCACCATCACGGAGATCCATCATGAACGTAGCGATGTTAGGATCGAACGCTAGAGCCACCCTACGTGGGTAGAACTGCAACTTCGGATCATCTACGAGTTCAGGGTTCCTCTCCATCGTCTTCTCAAAGACGTGGCGCATGATCGAATCCCTGATCGAATCCCTACGGGCCTCCATTGAGGTGGAGATAACCTGAAACAACTTCAGAGAGTTATCTGCGGCCATGCCAGAACTGTACGAACCGCTGGAAAGGATCTGGTACAGGCGGGACGTGATACGAGAATCGATCCCGTTGTATCTCTCCGGGGAAAGAGTCTTGTCAGTCTTGGGGGTGATGATCTCGATCTCAATACGGTGATCAGACACAATGATCGGCTGACGAGCAGTTCCACCGATCTGAGTAGATAGGGTCTCTAGTTCCCCAGGTTGCGCTGGACGCTCGTCAGAACCCTTCTTGACGAGGATCACCGCATTCGTAGACCCCAACAAAGAAGTCCGGTCCATTGCCCTCAACAGATGCTTGAGGTCCAGCAACTCAAACACTGACTCCATACGAACATCGGCAAACCGCTGATAGTCAGGGCGAGTAGATGTAATCCGCCACACATTGTCAGGATTCAATTCGAAAGTGTTCAGTTCATGCGCTGACATCCCAGTGATGTCCTGCACCAATTGACGCTCATCCCTACCGAGATCAACTCGGTTCTTGATGAGACTCTGAACAACGAGATCGGAACTGTTTTTGTTAGCTAAAAACTCGTCAAATGCGCTAGCTTCACCGGGACTTGCTAGATAAAGCAACTTTTCGTTACCAAACATGAAGTCCCCAAAGGGAACGACCTTGCAAGGATCAAGAAGAGTGATCCCCCTGGGGACAGTTAAGTTCTTGAACTCCTTCTTGGATTTAGTGCCTGTCGGAGTGCGGCCACGGACCCGATAAGACTTGCGCTTCCACAGAATCGCCGGATAACACTGATTTAGAATAAACAGTTCACGCCAAATCTCTCGCATCCGCTGGGTAACATCTATGTCCTCAGCAATCTGATTCCAGATGTTCTGCTGTTGATCATTTTCGCACTCAACGACAACCCGCTTGAACGCCAACTGCTCTGTAGTTTCACAGATACCAGCAACGACATCATCAGTTCGGGCTGCATCAGACGCTGTACGGAACTTGTCGAAAATATTCTCGGGGGTAACGAAACGATCCCTGTCAAAAATGGTCCCAGTACGAGTCTTACTGTTCTTGAACGCAGCATTAGAAGATACCCAACGTGACAAGGCCGCTACTTCCGGCAGCTTGGCTTGGGCACGAACAGCAGAAATCACCTCGTCATCAGGGAGTCCTGACTGATTTACAACAACCACTTCACCTAACTGGGTGTCGTACTCGAACTCTTCCATGCTCAACCTTTCGCCATCTCCCACTCTTGGGCCACCACCGAGGAAACCCTTGACCAAACCTTGAACTGAAACTCTGTTTCTCGCAGAAACGGGTCGATCTCTTCAAGGCGGAAAGATTGAACCTGCTTATTACTTGACCGAATAGCTACGTTTCTCATGTAAGAAACCCGAGATGAGAACGCCGAAAGCTTCTTCATGATCTCAATCGGGTTGTTTTCTTCACGGAAACCGTACATTTCCTCCAAGTAACTCAGGATTTCCTTACGCCATTCGGCAATAACGTCGCCAGAACCCATTTTTGCCTACCTCTGTCTCCCATAACGGTGGAACCAAGTTGCAATTCTAAGATCATACCTACGACATCTAGGTACCGCATCGACCCCAACTCAACCTCGTTTCTCCCCGACTTCAAAGTCGCAAGGAACAAGTCGGGATGAGACGTGGGAACGATCCAGACTCTAGATGTTATGGCACAGAAATTGCATAGCAGTAATGATACATGGTGGCGCTCAATGCAGAGACTAGCTTTGTTTCCACAGAACACGCATAGGACAGGGAGGGGGTCACAGGAAGATTGTGGGTGGGGCTTCCCAAGGACGTTCCTGAGCTTTGAGAAGCTGCTCAATAGCATTTTGCTTATACGCAAGCACAGCCATTCGACACGCATCAAGTGAATGGAACGCGCCTGCCGAAAAGACTCGTTTTCGTCCATAGGGGTCCAATGCTGCTTTAGCATACGTCCAGGATTGCCCCTGGAATTCACCGAGTAACTCACGATCCCAAGGCAACTGGATACGCTGATCGTCTACTAATGCACGCAACACATCAGTACTGCGTTCAAGTACTGAACGTCTAATCTCAGCCTTTTCCCAACTCTTTGGGTCATCAGGATCGATCTCTACAGTATCGTCCCAATCAGCAACGATCTTCTGACTAAAGTTGTACCCCTTGATCCGTTCCTGAAACTGCCTCAATTCAGGATTCTCTCGGGCCTTGTCTTGAATGTAATCGTAGAGCCCTAACCCAACACCAGTAGAGTCCAATGCGAACGCTAAAGGACGATAGATGTCTATCAGATGCAAGACAAGGGTGGCCTGATCCCCGGTCTTGATGCGCTTAAGAATGAGCTTCCCCAATAACTTCAACACAGGTGGCGCAGACTTCTTCTCTGACACCTCAGAGAAAATGACGATAGCTGTCGGGGCAATCGTCATCCCTACGTCGCAACCGATCCAGAAGTTCTTGTATTTGGCGTGGGTGCCAGGAGGATCAATGAGGTTCAGGATATTCCCACCAGCCAATTCTACGTCTGCATCATCAAATTCAATGTTCCAGTATTCGCTCTCATTGTAAAATGATGACTGATTCGTGTCCGTACAGTTGTGAACGAGAAGCTTGGATTCACCAACAAAAAAGCTGGGGTGGGTATCTACAGTCAGGTCGTAACAAGTGATGGTATCTTTTCCTTCACTGAGTCGATCGAACTCAGCACTTCCTCGTTTGTGACACGTGATATTGTCCACCCTTGCGAAGTCAGCCATTCGTCTCTCGCAAATTCATCCGTACAGACTCTTGAGTAACGTATCCTGCCCCTCACCGGAAAGCCCTTCCCACAATTGAGGCAAGCCATCGGCTGTGACGATCTCATCGTCGGTGGTGAGGTCTCTGATTGGAACCCAGCCTCTTCGAGTAAATACGGGGTGATCTCCGGTTCCGTAGATGGACTCTCCTTGCACTCGGATCTCGTAGATCTCGTCGTGTTCTGACACTATCTTGTTGATAACTGTACCAGACCCGACGGCGTTCAAAACCACGTCTCCTATACTAACGTCCGAGATAGGTATTACATCAAATAGACAATGATTCTCCTCGTCCTTATGGACGTGTATAGACGTCACACCTATAAAACACCTGCCTAATTGCATGGCACTAAACAGCGGCGACGCGGCGTCGCTATGTACGCCCAAAATATTTCTTCTATAGTCAACATTATCCTCGCTACCATACTGGGCAACCTTAGCTGCCCTCTCTTCATCAGACCAAGTAGGTCTGAACATAGCTGGTAGCCGATACACCTTCCAGTTATCAGAAGTAGTATACTCGTAGAACTTATCTCGTACCCCGCGGGTAACACCAAAAGCTTTCCACTGGGCATTCTCTGAAGACTGGTTGACTGTCTCGATAAGTTCGTTCCACGCTAACTCTGGGTAATCACTATTGTGAACAATAATTCCATCCGCAATAAAGGAATGATCATCCTCTACCTCAAGATCGTACACCCTCTCTAGCCCATCTATACGAACATGCTTTACCTTAGTAAGACGAACTCCCTCATCTGTCAGCCCTTGACCAGAGTCGTTGGTGACAACCTCCCAACTCGGCCCAGATGTAAACATCTTGCCACGAATACTACAGGAACCACCCTCTCTGTAGTGAATGGAAACAAACTTACCTAAGCTGAGAGCTAACAACTTAACCCCAACAGCTAAAAGTCGCGACGTAGTTGAGAGGCGGTCTCTTACATGAGTATACCTAGCGTCATAACTTTTGCAGCCATCACCATACATGACTCCCTCGAAGAACGCTGACCTTAGCTCGCTACTGAGTCCATAAACCCATCCAGGGACTTTCTTGTTATAGCAACCAACCCCAATATGTTCATCCAAGAAACCAGCTAAATCTACCCCACAACACACTACGTTCATACAATTTGCAGTGTTCTGTACTGGCTGGACAAGGGGCGCAAGCCCTGCCTGTCTAAGGCGATCTACAACTTCAGTGACTTCATTTACGTGGATCGACCATGTTGACTTATTTTCTTTACCGCCCGAACCATAGCTACTTGATGTTGAACCTTCGGCGGCATAAAGACCAAGGCACCACATAAAATCTGTAGTGAGAATAGAGATATCCCCTCTCTTGGACTGAATGGTCGTCGGAACTTCACCCTCCCAAGGAACGGTCATCGGTGACGCCCATAGCGCAGCATTCTCTAACTCATCGGCTGGAATCCAGGTAAACTCACTAACCTCCTTCATTCCGTGCTGGTTCTTACGATCATGCCAATCCAAAATTCGCTTTCCCCAGAAGTGATGGTTGGGAGTGCACCTTAATCCCCAGTGCCCCTGTCCCTTTACCGAAACAACCTCTCGCTCCCCTTTGTCATAATTGCCCAAGACACGCTTCCAGTTGCCTTTATGCGTAAGAACTCTGTCCCCAACAAGAACATCCTTAATTGGTACCTGACCCCTTTCTGTCAGGATCAAGGTATCTCCTGTGAAGCAAGCTTCGTCAAGTAACAAAACTGCCGGATGAACCCCTTTAACGCCCCTCCCATCACGTTGAGGGATGCGACCCATGATACGGGCACCGTTCGAAAAATTTTGGAGATACGGCTTGTGTTTGATTCCGTGAACGCCACGAACAAGCATTTCTTTCGGAACCCTATTGTTGACATACATTGTTTCAATCTTGTCCGTCAACGCTTGAAGGTGAACGTTCTCAGGTGCAGTAATCACCATCTCTTCACCTGGGTAACAGAAAGGAAACGCTAACGCTGCTGCACAGCATGAAAGACTCTTCCCNNACTACCCTGGCTGATCACCAAAGGGTTCCTGTCACGCCACCAAGCCACCTGAAACGGCCACGCTCTAAACAGACCCTGCGTTACTGACCCATCTTTTTCTTGAATCTTGTACGCAGAATCGTGAATCATGAACTCCATCTGATCAATCCCTGACGGATCAGACAGAATCGCCCACAGGTAACACTCTTCCTCGGATAAAGCGGCGTAAACGCTCACTACTTCACCTCGATCTTGTCAACCTTAAACTTTTCAAACCACAACGAGGCTGTTTCCGGTGAATCATACAGAAACTTGCTGACAATACTGAGAATATAGCCCACCCGATATTCTAGAAAGAAGCTAGGGTCCTTGCTGAATGCCGCAGCAATAATCTCCATAGATTGAAACGAAGGGGTTCGGCTTCCTGTCATGAGTCCATGCACCATGTTGCGGTCCAAGCCCGTTTTTGCAGCAACACCCCTTACAGATTTTCCAGCACACAAACCTCTGAACGCATCACAAAACTCGTACTCTGTAAAGTCTTCAGCCGCCACCTGATTCAACTTCTCGATAGCTTCACTTCTCGACAAAGGTGGACGTTTCCCTGGGCGACTAGAATCCCCGGTAGCCTTGATCACATCACCTAAAAGCGTTGTGAACAGTTCTGTGTCCCGATAAATAGCTTGCGCCCAATTGAAGTTTTCGATGGACGGGAACTCTTTCACCATCGCCTCAAATCGATCTTCCCAACTTTTTTTTGCAGCCATCATCAACCCTTAGCGATTTCGTGAATCCAATACTTCTGCTTTTCTCTCAGCGCAGCATCAATCTCATCGAACTCATCAAACTTTGTTTCGCACCATGCAACAATATCTTCAAGGTTCGCATTGAACTCTCGACGCTCAGACTCGTTAGAGTTTTTCCAGAGAGTAAGATGCCCACGGAGTTCCATCAAGATATTGATAGCTTTGATCGCCTGTTCGTTTCTAACAATTCCGAACTCCTTGGCTCGAACCCGAAGATTCTCAACATAAGCCGCTAAGTTTTCCCCCTGATCCCTGTCACGAGTACTCTTATCCATTCCGAGATCCTTCTTGATCTCCCGAATCTCTTTAGAATACGCCGCTATAGACTTCTGCAATTCCTGAGGGTTAACCCGTTTACCTTCGTAATCTTTCTCCTGAAGAAGCCAGGAACCCCAGCGATAGGCCATAAGTTCCATCATGATAATACGATCGAGTTCCTGAATGTCAGAAACGTTCGCAAAAACATTGTCTTCCTGATAGCGTTCAGAAAGCTGCTTATAATGCTCGGCTTCAAGATCATTGTAGACTTGATAGGTGGACCCGGATGGGCCAGTAACATAGATATCTTCTGACTCATCTTCCTCATTGTCGATGATGTCAGCAATATCAAATTCTGTCTTTTTTGCAACCACTATTCCTCCAGTACCACAATAACGACGTTAGTGGCTGATTTACTGAGACATTCTAACACAGGGGATTAGAACGAAATTCAGGAAAATCGATACCTGGAACGAATCGAATCCGCTACTCGACGTTTCTCCGCCTCAGAAGGTTCATTGCGAGAACCAGTACTGAACGTGATCTCATACACCGCCTCAGGAACCTGAATGACCTCAGCCCCATCCCGAATACATCTGATCCAGAGGTCCCAATCTTCATACATCTCAAGGTCCCTGAAACCGCCGACCCTTAGAAAGGTTTCCCTACGAACCAGAGTGCCAATAATCAGGTAATTCCCAAGCATGATGTCGGTAGGGGGAATCATAGAAACGACCCCAGCCTTACCGATAGGAGTGTCGATGTTACAGACGTGACTCGGTTGCAACAATACATTCCGATCACCAATGCTAGAGATCGTTTGACTCATCGCCTCCAAGAATTCCGGGCGAATAGTGTCGTCTGCATCCAGGAAAAGCAACCATTCCCCCAGCGCCCACTCAGCCCCCTGATTGCGAGCCTGATCCAAAGAAACTCCGTGGATCGCGTGAACCGATGCTGGTTTCACAGTTTGGGCTCGGACAGAACTTAGAGCCCGGTGAGCCTTTTCTTTCCAGAGGGGGTCACCAAAAGTTCCGACAATAACAGAAATCATCTTTCAGCCCCGATAGGGGCCAGATCCAGTTCTATGGCCGGATCAAAGAACCATTCCTCGAAATGAGAGCGCAGTCCGTCCGGGCCGTGATTTTCCAACAGTTCCCCGTAAGAACGCCAATGGGAACCCATTTCCTTCGGCAAGGTAGAAGCCCTATACGCCTCATAACCGTTCCTCACCTTGTTCTCGAACTGTTGATAGGAACGCCACGGGAAATGACCAATGAGTGCGTTATGGCAGATCTCGTATGTCCCCTCGCCTTCAGCCGAATGATTCCCCTGCATAATCCTCAGGCCAGGGATATGACGAACAGCAACCTTGTAAAGCGGGGCTCGTTTCTTATCCCGACGCTGGATACGCTTAAAGGGATTCTGATCGACTCCATCTCGCGATGTAGGGAAATAGTTGAACAAGGGTACCCCAATAATGTCCGAGACAGTCCCCTCTAGCGCCTCCCTGAGAGAACACCTACGACCCGTCCAATACTCATCAGCATCGAACGGGATAACCATGTCAGCATCAAACTGCTCGAAAGCAGTAGTCGCTAGATCTGTCATTTTGCGAGACTGGTAATACCCGACCTCCTTGTCTTCAACTAGAGAAATCGGATGCCCATCAGCCTGAATCCTCTTAAGGGTCTCTGGGGTCGAATCTGACGAAAGATTATCGGCAATAATCAAATGATCAATTCCCTGATCCAGAAGGTTCGCTACAGTGAAACCAATGATATCGGCCTCATCTTTGACCATTGAAACGCCAACAATCTTCATCAGTACCCCTCACCAGTCCTGACCGCCCCAATATGATTTACGGAAGGCGAAGAGTCTCTTGTGCCCCAAAACCCAAACTTCAAATTGGG